GAAAATCCAGACCTTCTGTTTTTAAGATAGCACATCCCGTAACATCTGTTATCTGCCTTGCATGCTTCCCAAAATATAAAGAATAATCTATTTGCTTCTCTGTAATCTGGTGCTCCAATGTCAATCTTTGACCACTGTAGGTACATATAGTGAGTACCAGTAATATAAGTAAGTAAACCTTTGTTGTAAAACCAATAACCCTCATCTCTTCTTGTAAACTCTTTATCAATATAATCATACCACTTTTCTTTAAATTCAGTGTCATAATCTTCCCAGTCAAACCTTGATTTAATTCTTTTTAATTCTTTCGGGTATTCTGCTTTTTCCCATCGTTGCTCCGTTTTTTCTTTACTTCGTTTAAACGGTTCATTTGCTGTTGGTAAAGCAATCCTGAGATTCTGTATTTCAATGATTTGTCCAATTTGTCCAGTTTTACTTATTACTATAAAATCATATTCTTTGTTATAACCATATTCCCATTTTTTATATCTATTTTGTTTAGATAAAATTTTAGGATTTATAACATCTTTAATCTCTTTCCAAAGAGTTTGCTCGTAACTCATTTGCTTCTCCCTTCTGCAAAACCTTTAAAAGATTTCTCTTCTTTTACTTCTTTAGGTTTTTCATTTAAAATATCTTCTTCTTGTTGTATACGAGTTAATATCTCAAATGCATCGAATATAGCTAGCTTTTTAGTTGCTGCAGCATTCTTAAGTCTATCAGCTGAGATATCATCTCCTGAATCAACGATCTTTTCTTGTGCTACTTTTATCAGTTCTTCAACCGCCTTGTGCCCAGCTTGGATTATACTCTTCTTCGTTTCCTTTATATTCATGTTTTACTAAAACGTCTTTTGATTTCATACAATATAATAACTCATTATCAATAACAAACTCCCATTGTCTATCATTTGGAAAACTAACTAAGTCACCTTCGTTTATTCCTAATGATTTCAATTTATTATTACCGTATTTTAATATACCTAAATTAGGTAAAACAGCAATTGTGTCTGATTGAAGAGGTTTTATAAGACATCTATCTAAAAAAGCCTTATTAACGCCATCTCTTGAATATAAGTAAATTTGTTCTGGGTTACAGAAGTATAAATCTTCTTTAAAGTAAGATCTACTATTCTTCTGTCTGCCTTTCATGTCATAATACCTTCTAAAAATATTATGATGAACATAAACAATATCACCAATTTTAATATCTAAGTCGTAAGCTTTTGGTAAACTTATTATTTCAGCTTTTTTATTTACAGACTTAAAAGTCTCTATTTTAGTGTTTAAAACTAGTGTTTTATTGTTTATTTGTTTTTTATTACTATATCTTTCACCTATTGGTTTAATTATATAGTCATACAAACTATTCATGATATTTTAAATCGAACTCTACAGATATTGCCATATTATTATTAAACTTTTTCCATGGAAGAACTTCATCATTTTTAGTTATAAAAATATTATATGACTGATCTTCTTCAACAAATATTATGTTATTAATAATATGTCCACCATATACCTCTTGACCAACAGCGTAATGCATTGCATCATTTTTATAGTCAGAGCCTATACTAATCTTCCTTATTGCTTTCGACATCTTTTTCAATTACAGTGTATTCGCCTGATTCAATGCTTATATTGATAGCACCATACTCTGCTTCAAGAACCTCTTTGTATTCTTCTATACCTTTGTTAACATTAGCTATATCGTGTAATAACCCGTGTTTTTGAGTTTCTAAAGTTCCTATACCTGATATTAGATCTGCTAATTGCGATTGTTGTTCTTGAATTAATAATAATTCTTCTTCTTTAATTTTCATTTGATTTAATTTAATTTAATTCTGAAATTTCACCTGTTTTTATGTTTATATTCACACTACCATATTTTTTCTCTAGTGATGCTCTAATTACTGTTTGTTCAGCTTTTGCTGCTTTAAGTAAATCTACATATTCAAGTTTAGTTATCTCCATTGATCCTATTTCTTGAGTTATGTTCGTTACTCTACTTGTAACTTCAGAAACTTCATTTAATTCTTTTTTAGTTACTTTTTTTGCTTTTGCTTTTGCTTTTGCTTTTGCCATTTGATTTGATTTTATTTGATTGTTTGTTTTATTTAATATACTGCTAATAAATTACTACCTGCAGTTATTCTCTTTGCTAGTATAGGAGATTTATCACCTACTGTTGTACCTGGTTGACATAGTTTAAAATCTACTGCCGCTCCTCCAGCCTCGGTAACTAAAGAAACTGTTTGTTCTGCATTTCCGTTATATACTACACATCCTCTATCTTGTGTGTTTGGTATATCTATGTTTGTAGGAGTAAAAGAAGCTGCGGTCCCCGTGACAGCACCAGCTAGAGCAACAGATATTCCTGGTGTATAACCAGCTCCTGGATTTGTGTTTCTTAAACCTAGTATTGCGCCACCATCTATAAGTTCTGTTATTAAAAATGTTGCACCTCCAGTAGCCGCTGTCATTGTCTCGCCAAGATCTCCTTCAACAAAATTTGTTCCACCGTCAAAAGTAAAGCCATTGTTACTTTCACTTGTGTTTATAGCTCCTATTACTATTTCTTTAGCATCATGACCATATACTCTTGGTTGAGCCATCATATTTCCTTGTAAACCGTCCATTTTTATTGTTTTATTTTTGTAATTTTTTCAGCACCACGACTTCCGAAGTATGCTACGTATACTGTTATTAATAGTGTTTTTAAAAGTTCTATCCAACCAGTGTCTACGCTAAACAGTACAGAATGAAAAGAATCTAATATTATTAATATTGTTGAGGCTAAAGTTAGATATATAAGAGTTAAAGGACGTGTATTTTTAGAAAGCCAAGAGTCACTTTTCATATCGCTAGTCCATCTTGTAGAAACGTTTTCCATTTCGATAACATCTAACTCAATCAGCTTCATAGCTTGCTCTTTATCAATAGCCTTGATCTTATTATCACCTGCTATAATATTTTTTACAATAGCTAAACCTCCTTTATCAGGTAATATATCTCCAATTTTTTTTAATAAAACAGGAGCTTTAGATTTTAGAAAAATACCTATTTTAGTGTCTTTAAACTTTTTTTCCATTTTTCTTTTCTCTTTTTAATCTAGCTAATCTTTGTGCATTAGATTCCTTACGTGTCCCTGGGTTGTATGGTTTTTGGTTTGCATTAGGTGTTACTGGCTGACCGTTTTTAGTGAAACGACCATTACTGTGCTTTGTTATTGTAAATATTTTACCAGTTTTTGAATCCTTGTATTTTACTTGTTTTGATTTTGGAGTATTTGCAGGCATTATTTATTTTTTTAATTGAGGAAATTTTTTATAAACACATCTTTTTATACGACGTGGGTTTTTAGCATTATGTGCTAGTTTTAGAGCAGACTTTGCTCTTTTTAAACTGTTAACTGGAAAAGTACCTTTTGGTCCACAAAAATCACCTTTAGCTACGTCACTATATTTTCCAGCGTTAGACATGCCAGGTTCTTTTCTTATTTCTGTAATTTTTTTATTTTCCATAATAATTATATTTTAGGAACTCTTATATTGTTAAAAAGTTCTTTTCTTTTTGCGCAGCCACACCCACCAGGTATTTTATCTGCTAATTTTTTTATGCCAGTTACTGTTGTAAAACTTTCAATAACGTCACCTAATCCTTGTGTTTTCATTTCTTTTCTTTGTTTTTGTTGCAAAAACTTCTAGCTGCTTCAACGCTTTCAAATCCCCATTTTTTTAAAGCCATAGCTTTTCTAGTTGGTTCACCATTTGGTTTTTTCATTGGTCCGTCCATACCTGCAAACCTGCAAGCAAAACTAACTCTAGCTTTCGCTTTACCACTTTTATGCCTTTTACCTAAAGTTCTACCTGTTTCTTTGGTATATTTAGATCGCATTTTACGATTAGACTTTTCATAGCTAGCGTTATCCATTACTTTTTACAAGATTTATCTTTTTTATGACTATATCCTTTTTTTTCAAGTTTATCATGATCTTCTTTTTTAAAAGCCATTTTAACTTTACAGTCTTTGTACATTGGATGAGGTTTAAATTTCTTTTCCATTATCTACGTTTTTTTGATTTTAATGCTAAAACTTGTTTAGCTAACTCATCTAGTTTACCATCAGTCTTTGTACCATCTTTTACTAATGTAGAAAGCACTTTAATTTCTTCAGATAGTATATCATTCATCTGTTCCATCATATCAACTCTTTCCTTAAGATCTTCTATATTAGCATGATTCCATTTTTCTTTTAAATCATACTCTAATCTCTTAACTTCCGTAGGTGGCATTCTCTTAGCTAAATCAATATCTTCTTGTAATGTATAGTACATACCAACTAAAGTTGTTGTTAACATGATTATACCTATTACTGTTTTTATATCAATTTTAAATTCTGTGTTTTCAGATAT